TTAAGGGCTTCTTGAGGATTATAATTTGTTCCATTACCTAAATCTACTTCTGCTATTCCATCAGCATCTAAGAATACACCGTCAGGAACCATTCTTGCTAGTACTTGTTGCAACTTTAAATGTGTAAGCTGTATCATATCAGCAAAAGTAGTCATTCTGCTTACTAAAGATTCTAATCTTCCTTTATACATTCTTGGTGCAACAATATTATATGACATATGCACTTTAGTAGTATCAGATTTAGGTCTTGCCATGTTTTCAGACATTTTCCACTCTATTACATTTTCACTACCAATAATTTTTGCTCCACTATATAATACTTCTATAGCTCTATCTACTTTTTCAAATCTGGATCTTTGATCTGCAGGTGGATTAAAAGTGTCATCTTTTTTTATTGCTTTTTTACCCCCAGAAGGCGTTTCTTTAATTTTATAAGTTTGGCTTCTATATGTTTTATATTCAAAATATAAAATATAAACATACCCGTCGTCGTCACCGTCTAAAGCTCCATAAGATTTATTATATAATAAAGCACCTGATCCTAAACCATTATCTTCTATATTTTTTATTTCTTCATCCGTTATATGTGGAAATTGTTTTTTTAATTCAACTATGCTTATTTTTTTTATTTCACCTACATAATATAAATCATCAAAATATGGGGATTCTGTAAATGAATAAACTATATCTGCGGGGTCTACATAATTAATAACAATACCGTCAGATTTATTAAAACTATTTTTTACACAACCCATACCAAGTACAGTTATATCATAATCTAATCTTTTTTTAGTTAATTCATAATCGTTTTTATCAAAAACATTATTGATAGCTTCTTCTTGTGCAATTTCAATTCCTTGTTTATAATCTAATTGCATATGTACATTGAGCTCAGACTCGTCAATTGGAAGATTTTTTTGATTTGTTTTATATATATCAATACCAAATGTTCGACCTACTTGATTTTTATAATTTTGAGTTCTCATATCTTCTAATATACTATCCATATAGTCAGAACGATTTTTAACAGAACTTGGGTCTTGTGAATAAGCATTTAAATCATATGTTCTTTCACTAATACCATTAACTACTATATCTACAAACTTTGGAATAATAGGTACAGGTTTCCAATCTAAATTTAAATAAGATAAGTCACCGTTAATTGATAGCTCGTCTTTATACTTTTGTATTGATTGTTCTCCTCTTGCATATAATCTTAATCTATGAAAATTTTCACGATTAGACTGATACCTTGAAGTACCAGAATCTTTTTTAAACCATTCCGATTCAATAGCTCTTCCTATCTTCTTACCATATTCTATGCTAGCTTTTTCTGCGTCAGATACTGACATGCTTGGGAATAATCCTGTTGGGTGTGACTTTGCCATTTATTTTAATATTTTTGAAAAACTTCCTTGATTATTATATTTTTTAAATTCAAATTCTAATTTTTTTGTTGTTTTAACTACAGCAGGAGCATACATATTTTTATTACATGCCATAATTGCAAGCCCTGAACTTATTGCTGCATCAAATTTTGTTCTTTTATTTATATCAAACAAAGCCCAATCATTTAGCGTGCGATCAAAATAAAGATCTCCATAGTTGTTATCTTCTTTTAATCCTACATGTCTATCTATATATGATTCAATAGCTGCTGCGTGTGCTTGTCTAATATCTTCAGAAGAGTTTGGAATTCCACCCACTTCTTTTTCTGTTACAGATAATTTATTATAACTTTTATCTGGTCTGTTCATAGAATACCCTCTATATCCTCTTCTTTTTAAATAATATAAAAGTCTTGGTTTGTTGTTCTCTGCAAGTAACGGCATTCCATAAAACACTAATGCCATCAACACATCTTCAAAAAACATTTCTGCCGTTGGAGGTCTTGAAACATATTCAAGAAAAAAACTATTAGAAGGGGCTTCATCTAAACTAAACTTAGTTAATCCATGCAATGCTCCTTTCGATCCTTGACCATCTGTTGTACCGGATATATCGTAACTATCACATCCAAAAGCCCCTAAATGTTCGTTACCGGGGTATTTTCTTCCACTTCTATTAATTACAATGTTTTGCATATGTACCGGTGGAATCCAAGATATATTAAATCTTCCTTTTAAATCAGGCAAGAATATAACTTTACTATCTTTTATACCATTTTCCCACTGAAAGTTTCCTTTTGATACAAACCCAGAATTTTTCAAATCTCCGTTGTAATCTATTTGCTCGTATATCTTTTGTAAATTAAATATACTATTTTTTGTTTCGTCTCTAAACGCATGCTCTTCAGTACGCGGGAATTGACGATAAAATTCATTTAACGCGTCTTGGTCACCTTTAAGACCGTCTGCTTCGTTTTGCCAATGCTCAATAACTCCTGTTCCAATTGTTTCTCCATAATTGTCGCGAGCGCTAGTATTTCCAGATTCAAAGACAGGCATTCCGCAATCGTCAATAAATCCTTCGTAGTTCCATTCCATAGGTATGAATAAGCTATATAATCCAGAGCTTGTTTGTCCATTCCTGTTTCGTTTTGTAACATTTGAAGCATTGTATAATTTTTTAAAGTTATCACCACCTTTAGCTAAAGAATTTGATGTTGATCCCATCATACATTTTCCTATTATTCTGCTACCTAGTCTAAGGGTTGTTTTTGTTACTCTCCAATTATTTAATATATTATCTGGTCTTTCCCATTTACCAGATTCATCGTGAACAAGCAATTTAAGCTTTTCACCATCATATGAGTTGTCACCTGTGTTTTTCCAGTCTATTGTTGTATCGAGCCCTTCGAGCGCTTCGGGCTTGGAGCTGGCTGCACTGGTGATGGACTTTCTTGTGAGTTTGGATGCTGGGACACGGTAGGCCAATTCTGTTTTGGGGCGGTCCATTCCGTCCTGTATTGGTTTGAAAAAGAAGGGGTAATGGGTTGATATTGGTACGACCTTATCGGTAAACATCTTCTTTGCGTCTGCACCAGTCTTCGATAAGATTCCGAATCTAGCATCAGAACTGATTGTAGCTTGATTAACTGTTTCGCTGCTTGACATGAAGCTAAATCCAGACCGTCTATTCTTAAGGTAGCAAATCCCATAACATCTTTTATCTGCCTTGCATGCCTCCCAGAATAAATAGAATAACCTGTTTGCTTCTCGAAAGTCTGGCTTCCCAACATCAATTTTGGACCACTGCAAGTACATATAATGAGTGCCAGTGATATAAGTGTTAATACCTTTATTGGTAAACCAATAGCCTTCTTCACGACGAGTAAACTCTCTATCAATATACGCATACCACTTTTCTTTTAATTCTTCAGGATAATCTTTCCAGTCAAATATTGTTTTTAATCTTTTAAGTTCTTGTGGGTATTCATGCGGAATCCATTTATCATCTTTGCTATACACGTCTTTTTCAGCCGGTAATGCTATTCGTAAATTTTGTATTTCATATACTTCACCTATTTTACCGGTTTTGCTAATAATAACAACATCATGTTCTTCATTATACCCATACTGCCATTTCCTACCTTTGTTTAATCTACTAATTGTAGTTTTTTTAATAGGTTTAATAATCTTATATAATGTTTGTTGATATGACATTATTTAGATTTTTTTTCTGCAAACCCTGAAAATGTATTTTCTTTTATTTGCGTTGGTTTATTTTCAAGTAAGTTTTTTTCAACTTCTATTCTATTTAATATTTCGAACGCATCAAATATTGCAAGCTTCTTTGTAGCTGCTGCATTCTTTAATCTATCAGCAGAAACGTCGTCATCAGTTTCAACTATAGCTTCTTTTGCTACTTTAACCAATTCGTCAACCGCTTTATAACCAGCTTGGATTATACTCTCTTTCTGTTTCTTTAAATCCATAACGTATAGATATTTCATTATTTATTACTCTGTATAGTCTTTCACCTTCAATTACAAACTCATATTCACTATCTGGAGTAAATCCTATTTTTTCATTAACCTTAAAGTTATTCGTATTATCTACGTACTTAATAATACCTGTTAACGACATTTCTTTATTGATTGAAAACTTATTATCGTTTAGTAAAGGTTTTACAAAACTAAATCCTTGATTCGCTTTCCATATGCCATTACGCTTGTAAAGAAATATTTGCTCAAGTTCGCAGAAGTACAAATTATCTTTAAAATAACTTTTACTATTGCGTTCAATACCTCTAACATCATGCCAACGACGAAATATGTTATGATGAACATAAAGCTCATCGTTTCTGTTAATATGTGTATCACGTGCTATAGGTGTTTCATAAACTACTGCTTCTCGGCTTACAAACTTATGATCAGATATATCTGTATTTAATATTAACTCTTTATCTCCAATCTTTTTTGTATTGTCGTATCTTTCTTTTTTAGGTTTTATTAAAAAGGAATAAATTGGTTTCATTAATATTGTAAATTATACTCAACGGATATAGCCATGTTTTTATTAAAACTTTTCCATGGTAATACATCTGCACCTTTTTTTATGTAAATAGAGTAATTATCTTTTTCATCAATTATATCACATATAGTATGACCTCCGTAAACTTCTTGGCCAACAGCGTAGTGCATTGCGTCTGTTTTATAGTCTTTCCCAATACTAATCTTTCTTATCAGTTTGCTCATCTGCTTCTTGTGTTTCAGTGAGGCTACCATCTTCTACGTTAATGCTAACATTACCGTATGTTTCTTTTAATCCCATTTGCATTGTTTTAAGTTCTTCACGAACCGTGTCAAATGCTTTTAAAACTTTATTTTGATCTACAGCTAAAGCACCTAGCTTATATTGTAGATTATTTAAAACTGATATTTTAGCTTGTAATTCTTCAAGCTCCTCTTTTGTTATTTTCTTTTTTGACATTTTATTTAATTTAATTTAATTACACTATATACAAATATAGTATTTATTCTTTTATGTTACGAGTCCATACTACACTCAAAGTTATAAAGCCTACAGCACATTGCAGAGTTGTATCGCATGTTCCATCTTCAAAGTATTCTTTATTATATAATACTCCTACCATAAATCCCATTATAGGCGCTATAATTATATCAGCATTTTTAATTTGACCTATTATTAAAAGTAACGTAAATATTCCAAGTAATATATAGGCTATCATTTTATTTCAATTAATTTTATGTTAAATCTACATAGTTTACAGCATCACCACCCCAAGCAGCATAAGTGTATGTAGCTGCCCATTGATTAGTTTGAGCATTACTGCTAGTTAATTGCCATCTTGTTTGACCACCTTGACTACCATCCCTAAATTCAACATTTCCTGCATTATAAGTACCTGCTCCATTATTATCTCTATTAATTTTTATTGCTGTACTCCCATTATAACCATAACTTTGTGCAGTCATTGTAGAAGGTGTATAAACATTCCAGTTTCCTACGCCATCAAATCTTTTTATAATTAAACATTTAACTTCAAAATCTGTATTATTATGATAAGAACTTCCAGTCCCAGTATATCCACCAAATTCAGAGTAAGAAGGAGTAGTTGCCCAATGCCATATTCTTCTTCTACAAACTGTTGAGCCATATGAATCTTTTTCTGACTGGTATCTACCAAGTGTGATTTTAGTTGAATCTGCTGTTGTATTATTCCAAAAATAGATACTTGTGTCAAAAGCATTTTGTTTGTTTAATCTTCCATTTCTGGTACCACCTGGATTTGAACATTGAAACATCCAGTCTTGAAGTCCACCATATCTTTTTGAGTGAATCCATCTAGGTTGAGAACTACCTTGATGGTTTATAGATGAAGAACTTGCTCCTGCTTCAGTAAAATCTAATATACCAAAACCATAATCATTATTTATTTGATAATTAACATTACTTACACCTGAACCACTACCTGTTGATGTAGTTCCCCCATTTGCCTTCCAAGCTAATGCTGTGTAAGTATAACCTGAAAGGTTTGTTTGAGAATCATTACCTACTCTTATTCCATCACTAGTAATAGCTTTTATTCTATCACTTGTATAATTCCCTGCTGCAAAAGCCTCATTCAATAATTGAGCTTGAGTAACACCTAAATTACTATCTACTGAATTATATTGTTCATTTTGGTGAACAAGAATCCAAACTAGGTCAGGCTGAAAACCAAATCCTTCTATAGTTCTATTGGAATTGCTGTCTCCATTATATTTTACAATAGCCATACCATAATCAGCACCTGGTTCTCCTGATATTATTCTTTTATTTATTGCCATTATTCTACTATTGGGAAATCATAACTCATAACAGCTTTTTTAGTTGTTAAAGCATTGATTTCTGATTCTACTGTATCTGCTTGGTCTCTTAATGCTTGTCTTGCTGTTGTTACATCGGCTGGAATAGCTACACCTGTTTCTTGATTTCTTACAATATACCAATCTGTTTCAGATAATTTAAAATTAATCTGTTTATTAAAAGTATTTATTTGATATGTTTTTAATTCAGATAAAGTCTCATCCCAAGTTTTATTTGAAATATCTTTTGTAAATATTTCACCTGTAGAATCAAAATATAAATCTCCTGCATATTGTATTCTTTCATCATAATCAGGAATATCTATATCATAAAATCCATAAGACTTTAATTGTTCATCTGATAATAAATTAAATCCTCCTAAAACATTTCCCCAAGATTTAGGTAACTTATTATATGTCTTAATTTGTCCGTTTATTTCTATTGCTTTCATATTATTATGGTGTTGTGTCTGCTGTATATGCTGCTACAGAGTAATTAAATACTGCTGTTGCTGAATCATCTACACATACTATTTGTAAATAATTGCTACTAGCACCATCATATTCTACTGTACCTACTCTGTTAAAAGTTTCACTAGTTGCAGCATCACTATCTAAAGTAATGGTTTGTGATCCAGTTAAACCATATATTCCAATCACTTGTCCTTGTTTAAAATTAGTGAAACTAATTGTTGTTGCTCCTGTTAATGAAGCAGTAAACTCAAATGTTGTTGCTGCTGACCAGTCTATACTAACAGTTCCCGATGTACTCGAAGTTGTTGATTTAGCTGTATATCTATTTTCTAGCATTGCAAATTCAACTGAATCATTTGCTATTGTAACTGCCCCCGCGGACATTGTAACATCTCCACTGATTGATAACGTAGATCCATCACCTAAAAGGTTGTACAACTCATTAGTGTTGTCATTTATTTTATCAGCTCCGTCTCTTAGTGTATCACCAGTGCCATCGTTAGCTATAGTTCCTATGTTTATTGTTTGTTTTGCCATTACTTAATTGTTAATATTGGGTTGCATCCATTGTTAATACGTTGTTATCAAATGTTTTTAAAGCGTTGTCTAATGTAAGCGGATAATCTGGTCCTACATCAATCCAGCTTGAACCATCATATGCTTCTAACTTTGTAGTTGTTGTATTAAATCTAATATAACCAGCTGAAGCAGTTCCAGGTCTTTGCGCGGTAGTTCCTGTGGGAATTTGCAAATAATCTGTAGCCTCCGTAAACCTTAATAATCCTTGTTCTATCTTAGTTTGTGCCATTATCTAATTATATATTAAACCAGCCTGTACCGTTATGTATTTCTAGTTTAGCTGTTGTTGTATTAAATCTAATATTTCCTGCACTTGGTGAACCAGGTCTTTGCGCTGTTGTACCAGTTGGTATTTTTAAATAATCAGTTGCTTCTGTAAATTTTAATAAACCTTGTTCTATTTTAGTTTGCGCCATTATTATTCTATTGTAAGTTCAATTACTTTCCAAGTAAGATTATCTTCATCCCACTCGTATACTTTATCTTCTGATGCATTTTCAGGATATGGTACTGGTGCTTGCCATATAAAGTTTTCATCAAGCAACCAACTTGCAAATGGTTGAGGTGCATAAAAAGCATCATTATCTTCATCAAAAGTATAACCTATTCCTGCATAATTATATCTCATATTTCCATTATAAGATGTTTGAAGCCAATTCCTATGTCCATATAACGATTCACAAAAATCTATTCCTTTAACTTCAGATTCGTTATTATCTGTATCTAATAATATTTCGTTGTTTATCACGATTACTTGAACTACAATATTGTTTTCATCTATTTGTGCAAAATGTGCCATTTTAATTTATTTTAATTATTAACTATGGGTATAACTCCCACTGCCTGTAAATTTTATTATTGTATCGCTTCCATCAGTTGTTACTGTAGGACTTCCTGTTGTGCTTCCTGAATATGCTGCTGTTGGTAATCTAAATACGATTAATCCTGAACCTCCTGCACCACCATTACCACAAACTCCTGAAGCGTTCATTCCTGAACCTCCTCCACCACCTCCAGTGTTAGTTGCACCTGCAGAAGCATTTAATGAACCTGCACCTGAAGCACCACCTCCTCCATCTCCTCCTGGAGTTGCAGCTCCTGCATAAGTTCCACCAGAACCTCCACCAGCGTAAGTAACAGAAGAACCTGTAATTGATACAGCCAAACCATCACCACCAAGTTTGCCACCATCTGTATTTCCAGCTTCAGAAGCTCCTCCACCCCCTCCACTTTGAACACTTGAAACACCTGCGCCCCCTGCAAAACCTTGATTAGCAGTACCACTTCCACCTGCACTTGCAGTATTAGAACCCCCACCACCAGCACCACCAGCACCTGCTGTAGCACCTGATGTTCCTTGAGCTCCATAACCTCCACCGATTGATGTAATTGTTGTAAGACCTGTAGCTGCTATTGATGAACTATCTCCTTGAACTCCTGGACTTGTATTTCCGCTTCCACCAGCACCACCAGCACCTACTGTGAATGTATAAGTAACACCATCAGTTAATGTTATTTGTGATTCATTACTTGCACCACCTCCACTTGTAGAACCATAAGATGTGCGAAATCCCCCAGCTCCACCAGCACCACCATTAGCTGCGGCACCAGCAGTAGAACCTCTACCACCACCTCCACCTCCTGCGATTACAAGAAAGTCGGCTACTACTTGAGCAACTGCTGCTAAAGAACCAAAATTTATACCTTGTCCAAACATACTGTATTTTTATGTTATATTTTAACTTGCTATTTGACTAATACTGTACCAAAATTCTGTAGCACTTACACAAGTAATTTGATAAAAGTTTTTAGTTGAACTTGTATCATCATATTCACCTGCTATTCTGTTAAATGTACCACTTACCCCACCTACTGTCCAAGTATCTGCTGTATAGCTCCCGCCTGCTCCTGTAACAATTAGTGTTTTAGTAACTCCTATTTTAGGGTTGGTTATATTAAAAGTTGTACTTGCATTAGGTGTCAAAGTAAATACTTGCGCTGCATCAAAATCTACAGCAACTGTTGCACCTGCAGTTAATGCACTACTTGTTGTAAACTCTGCATCTACTTTTTCAAAACTTACAGAATCATCTGCTATTTTAGCTGTAGTTATATTTGCATCGGTTATTTTAGCTGTGGTTACCGCATCATCTGCGAGTTTAGCTGTTGCTATTGCACCGTCTGCAATACTCGATGCTGATACCGCATTATCTGCTAATACGTTTGCTGTTACTTTTGTTATTGCCATTTTTGTTTAATTATTCGGTTATTAAATCCCAAGTTTGTGTTTCTTCATTCCAAGTATATAATTCTCCATCGTTTGGATATTCCACAGGGGCTTCCCATAAACAGCTATCTTCATTTAATATCCAGCTATCATATGGTTTTGGCGGTATAAATGCATCACGGGATTCATTGTATGTATACCCTATTCCTGCATAGTTTTTTCTAAATGCTTTTGATTGATCCGCACTAGGCTGATTTGTTACAGGATCATAATGCACTCCGCCTCTAGTATTATAAGAGGTGCGCTTGCATAATTGCCCAAACATATGCTGATAAACTAACTCGATATTAGTATCGGTTTCATTTTCATTTTTGCCTGTGCAAACTTTAGTAACTACGTTTTTATAGTTTAGTAATGCATAATGTCCCATCTTTATTTATTATTAATTTTTACCATATTAGCTAAATTGTATAGTTCCGTTTTCTCCAGATGTAAATGTTGTTATTTTAGTTCCAGATACTGTGGTATCATCTGTAGTAAATGATAATACATTGCCTCCAGTGGTTGTTTCTGATATGCTGTAAGCATATGGATAACGTAGTATTACCACACCAGAGCCACCATTACCACCACTTACGGTTTGACCAGTACGAGATCCTCCACCACCTCCGCCTCCTAGGTTATCAGTTCCATTTCCTCCGTTTGAACCAGATGTAGCTCCTCCGTTTCCTCCACCTCCAGAGCCACCACTACCTCCTACGGCACTTGTGTGAATGCCTGTATAAACCCCTCCACCACCACCACCAGCATAAGTTATAGGTGAGCCTGTAATTGAGTTGGATAAACCATCTCCTCCATTTCCCCCTCCAGATGCAGTTCCGTTGGAACCAGAAGTAGAAGCTCCACCGCCTCCACCACCACCAGCGTCACTTCCAGACCCAGCACCACCATTATTACCTTGAGATGGAGTTGTGCTTGGTGTATTGCCATCACCACCTGGCTGTGCAGAAGCTGCCCAATCAGAACCACCTCCTCCAGATCCTCCGTCACCAGCAGTATCAGCCACAGAACCACCACCACCTCCACCACCAGTAGAAGTTATGTTTGAAAAAACAGAGTCCGTACCGTTTGCCCCATTACTTTCTGTGCTAGAGTTAGCTGTTGGTCCATTACCCCCAGGACCAACCGTAACAGTGTAGTTTGTATTTATTGATAAGGCTAAAGCAGAAACTGTTGCATCATTATAAGATGTTCGGTAACCCCCAGCACCTCCAGCACCAAATAAACCAGCACCTCCACCACCACCAGCAACTACTAAATAGTCTACATTTATTCGGGGAACAGCTATTGCTGAAGTGCCTTCATTTGCTCCTGTTTTTACTTTCCACCCTTTTGTAGCATCTGTATATATTAAAATAACAGAAACATCATTAGATTGTATTGCATAATCATCGGAAGAACCCAGTATATTATCAGAGGATGTTAGAGTCACATTATTAGCACCAAAAGTTCCTGCATAATCAATTATTAAAACTTCATCCCCTAAAGATGGTGAACTTGGTAGGGTTACAGTTATTGCAGAACTTGTGGTATTTACTAAATAACCTTCATTTACTACAGCTGTAAAATTAGCTGTTTTAACTGATGATTGTAAGTCAACACCAGTTGTAACTGTTACAGCACCTGTATTTCCATTTACACTAGTAACTAAAGTACCGTCAATAAGTGATTGTGTTAATTTAGTTAATGCCATTATTCAGGTTTTGTAGGTTTTGTTTTTGGAAAATCAGCTGTTGAAGGCCAATCTCTTAATTCTTGTCTATATGTAATCCATGCATCTCTATTTGGGTAATCAGGTATTTGAGCTATAAAATCTGTTGATATTAATTCATTGTTCCTCCATTCAATAGCCTCAATTTGTATTTCTTCTTCTGTTTTTATTGGCTCTATATATATAAATTCTTCATTTATATAAGAAAAGCCTAACCCTACATTGTCAGGTAATAAAACAGCTTTTTCACTATATGCTTTAATGAACTCAGCATTTGCTTCTATAACATTAGTTATTATATTATTTTTAATTATACCGTACCTTGCCATTTTATTTTTTTTATATTTTATTCAAACCAAGTTATTCTTACAAAACCTGAGCCGGCTGAGGCATTATGTGCTGACCCTTGCCCTGTATTAGCTAATCCTGTAGTAACACCAGGTGAGTAAATAGCGCTATTTTCATATCCAGCCCCTCCTCCTCCGTACCCTAATATACCAGGAGAAGCGCTTGCTGCATGATAAAGATTGCTTTGTGTCCATTGCCATGCACCATAATTACTACCATTACTTGGCCTGGCTTCACCGGAGCCTCCATTTGCTGTAATATCAGTGCCTCCAGCTGACGAAAAAGCTACAGAACTCGCCCCACCGTCTTCACCTGATGTAGCAGATCCCCCTGCTCCAATTGTAACAGTACATCCTGTTGTACTTGTTAATGTTGCATATCCTATTTTAACTTGTCCACCAGCCCCACCTGTTTTTCTACCACTGTACGTTTGTCCTTTTTCACCACCTCCTACTATAAAATAAGCTACTCTACCACCAGCATCTATTAATGCTTGTGAGGGTGTAAATGTACCACTAGATGTAAATTCTTCATATTTTGGTATTGCT